GGAGGCAGTCTGTGGAAGGAAGCCTTGACCAAGGGAGTCAGTCTGTGAAAGGAAAGTGGTTTATTGGTGGAACAAAACATGGGAACAAGTTCACTCAAAAAATGCTTGATAGTTTTTCAGAACTCCATGAGAACGATAAAAAGGACACTTTTGAAGAATACACAAAATACGTTTACGAACAAGGAAAAGAGGAGAAGTAAATGAAACTTAGGAGTTTAGAAAAGAGAGTTTATGAGATGAATTGTTTTGAAGAGATTTATCTAGGCAAAGGGGTAGTTCCTCCTTGGTCAGTAAAAGAAGTATTGAAAATAGCGACAGAATTAGAAAGAGAAGGCTATGATTTTACTGAATCTGGGTGTTTTAGATTTGAGTTATCCCCCAAGTGTTTGTTGATTAAACAAAGAACAAGTGGCTTTAGAATACCTCGTGAGTTGCTTTCCGAGCTTGAAAAAGATAAGGAAGTGAAGTGAATGAAACTTGATTTTGATAAGTATAAGTGGGATAAGAACAAGACAGAGGACAGTCAAGGTGTTGCTGATACTATGCTCAAGTATATGGGTCAGAATGCTCTAGCTGAGATGCACAACCAGCAAATAGATAAAATAAAAGAGGATTTGCGGGCTTCTTATAAGGCGAAGATGGCACTTTTATTGAAACCAAAATATACAAAGAAAGCCTCTCATGAAGCCATCACAAAGTTAGGTTTATTAGATGAGTTGCTTGCGGAGCTTGATAAGGAGTGAGAATCATCCTCTGCCCGAAATGTTTGAAAGAATCACGAGCAATAACAATGACAGAACACCACAACACCGAAACCTACTGGGTCCGCTGCCCCCGATGCGGATACACCACCGAACAATGCAAAATCGATGATAAACTTAAATAGTAGTTACTCGTTATTTTACTCGGTTATGCGAGTTGGGAAGAGGAAAGGTAAGAAAGCCGGGCTGACAGGAGTACGAGTCCAAGTCTACGACACTGTTTCTAAACAAAACTATTCCTTCACCATCCACGGCATGAAACCCCAGCAAGTCTTCAACATGCTCCTTTTCTACGCTCAAGTCGAAGAAAAAAACCGAGAGGAAGTGAAAATATGGATACGGAAAAGACCATCAATGTTTCGACCACAAAAGCGCGTTTCAGAGATTTTGCGATCCTACAGAAAAAGGCTATTGAACAAGCCAGAAAAACCAACAAGCCCATCTGTTTACGCTGCTTGAAACAAGACTACGACAACGGACAACAACAACCAATAAAACATTATCTTGATTTAGAATACGAGATACTGAGAGAAGCTGAGTTCCCAGAATCAAAGAAAAACCCGATACCAGAAAAACTCATCGATTACAAATGCCCTAGAGGCCACGGAGTAACGGTGTCAATGCCATGGCATACCCCCAGCGAACAGACCGAGAGAAAACCAGAGAAATAGACAAGACCGTCTACACTTTCCCGGAAGCAACTTGTTCCAGTTGCGGGCAAAAATGGAAGCTCACAGTAGAATTCCAGCCAGGAGAAACCGTTAAGACCCGGACCATTACCTGTAGTGAATGCGGAGCCACTACCACCATAACCTTACAAAGGCACGCTCCAAGCCAATTCACAGCAAGATGATAAAATGACACCATGCAAAAAACGCAAGAACCTCGCGGACAAACCACCCCCCCCCCAACCCAAAAGAGTTCCTCTAAAAGAAAGACGCGCGTTCATACTCTCCGAAATATTGCGCCTGGGCCACGAAGATTTCGTGAGCAGAACAGAAATGGGCAAAAAATTCCATGTTAACCCCGCTCAAATCACAAGAGACATACAACACTTGCGAGAAAACGTCCCCGAATCAGTGAAAAGAATAAGCCCCCTCCAAATCTACTCCACCCACCAAAAAGCCATTAAAAAACTATTAGAAAAAGGCAAAGAACCACAAGCCACCCGCCTCGCGCTACAACTCGATGATTGGGTGAACGGCAGACACAGCAAAGGAATTAATTTAACCCAACAGACCATGCTCTCCAATCAAACCAAAACAGTAGAAGTCAAATGGTTAGACACTCCACCAAAAGAAACCACGAAGACCGCTTCTCTCGCTCAATCACGCTAATGGCTTACACTATAAACTATTACCCGCACGAACATCAAACAAGATTCCACGAAAGCAACGCACGCATCCGTTTGATTCTTTCAGGAATCCGAGGAGGCAAAACAGTTGCAGGGATGAACGAAGCCATCAGAGTATCCTTAAACGGCAAACCCCCGTTCGTCCCACAGAGAAACGTCGGAGCTATCGTAGCCGCTACTTATCCCATGCTCAGAGATGTGGTCCTGCCTGAGTTCTTTAAGTTCTGTCCTGAAGACCTTTTAGTTCAGTTCAGTGCAGCAGAGTTCAAAGCCGTTCTGGCCAACGGGTCTATCATCTTGTTCAGGAGCGCGGACAACCCCGAACGGTTGAGGGGTTTGGATTTGAACTGGTTTTGGATGGATGAAGCAGCCATAGCCAAAAAATCAGCATACGATATACTGTTAGGACGAATCAGCCAGAAGGGAGGGATTGCTTGGCTGACTACCACTCCCAAAGGATACAACTGGTTGTATAAGGAAGTTTACAAAAAGTTTGAAGAAAAACTGAAAGAATACGATGTTGTTATCTTCAGAAGCACCGACAACCCCTATTTTCCAAAGGAAGAGATAGAACGAATGAAACAGATCTACACCGAAGATTTCTTCCAGCAAGAACTAGAAGCCAAGTTCATCCTCGCCACTGGCCTCGTCTACAAAACCTACAACCCATTAATCCACTTAAAAGACATTCCTGAAAAACACTACCCCCGCACCATCGCAGGAGTCGACTGGGGATACACCAACCCGTCCTGCATAGAAGTCATCGGGATAGATGCAGACGACCACTTCAACGTCATACAAGAATGGTATCATAAAAACAAGCTCATAGAAGAAACCACCCACGCCGCTCAACAACTCGCTCAAACCTACCACATCACCACATTCTACTGCGACCCCAGCGAACCCCAATTCATCACTCAATTCCAACGCGCCGGGCTTTCAGCGATAGGAGCAAACAACGATGTGAGATACGGAATCAATGCAGTAGGAGAACAATTCCACAGAGACCACCTGCTCATCGACAAGAAATGCAAACACCTATCCGAAGAACTCCTCAACTACCGATACCCCGAAGAAAAAGAAGAAAAACCAGTGCAAGAACTTCCAGTTAAAGTAGATGATCATGCCTGCGACGCCCTAAGATACGCTCTCGCCACATTCAAAAAATCAGTGGGATTCGGATTGATTGCAAGATAAATACTATTTTAAAACGAAACCATTATAAACGTTTATTTGACTATTAACCATTGCTTTCTTCGAGAGAAAGAATCTCTCATAACCAAGAGAAAAGGCACCTCCTGGGGGACTTGTTCGCCTTTCGTGCTTTTCTCTGGGGGAAGCGACTGTGAGGTGTCGCTTCCCTTTCAACCTCGCGCTCATGGGAATCACCAGCTTTTTCAAGCCGGCAAAACCGGCTCCAACACGCGCTCCGATACACATAGCCAGACCACGACAACTAACTTCTTACGCTCCCTCTCCCAAGATAACAGAACAAGCAAAAGGTAAAACAGAAAAAAGCAAAGACATGCTTACCAGGGACATAGGAGAAGAACACCCAACCGACTTCGAACTACTAGAAGAAGTCTATAAGAAAGTCCCGATTGTTTCAGGCGCGATAAACAAAACAGTAGACGTAACCGTCTCCTCAGACTTCAGCGCGAACAGCGAAGACCCGCGCGCCAAAGAAGCCATCACAAAGTTCATGGACGACCATACGTTCGATATGTTTTTGAGAGGAGTGGCGAAAGACCTTTTGATATTCGGAAACTGTTTTGTCGAACTAATCAAAGATGAAGGCAGTCAAACCATCTCAGACCTCAAGATATTAAACCCCAAAACCATGTTCGTTAAAAGAGATGAGTACGGTGTGGTCCAGGGGTATTCTCAGAAACTAACCACAGAAATGACTCCCATCTCTTTCGGAATAGATGACATAGCTCACTACAAATATAATTGCGTGGGAGACTCAGCATACGGATACTCCATCATCGCGCCAATAGAACAAATCCTCGGAAACAAGCTGCGCGCGGAAAAAGCTATGATGAAGTTGATGGAACGCAAAGCCAACGTCCCGTTCCACATCAAACTGGGTACTGAAGAAAATCCCGCCCAGCAAGCAGACATCGATGGATTCGGCAACGAACTTCACGCCATAGATGAAGAGACTGAATGGGTGACAGGCCATAACGTTGAAATGAACGTGCTTGATTTCGGGGGTAAAGGCCAGACCACGTTCGAACCGTTCCTAGAACACTTTGAAAACCAGATTGTCTATGCTCTGGAAGTTCCTATTGTCTTGCTCGGAAGAGGCAATATCCCCGAAGGACTTGCCACTACTCAAATGGAGGCGTTTCACAGAAGAATCAACTCCATCCGGTTATTGATAGAGCATACGACAGAAGAAAAAATCTTCCAAAGAATCCTCAAAGCTTCCAGGATATACGCTCCGGATGAACACGGACTCCGTTCCATTCCCAAAGTAGAGATAGACTGGGAACCACAAACAGAAGAAGACAGATGGAGAGAAGCTGAAAGAATCGTTTTAGTCATGTCCACTCAAGTAGTCAGCGAACCCATGAGAAAAGAACTCGAAACCAAGCTAGCCGTTTTGTTCGGAATAGAAGACTACGTCCCAGAAGACCTCCCCCAACCCACTCAACAACCCCAACTCCCAACCCAACAAAACCCCTTCCCCTCAGATAAAAAAAAACAGGCCAGTCCCTACCAAGCCCACGAACAATATCCCCTACCCAAAAAAGACCTAAACCTTACGATAGAACAATGGACCAGCCGAAAACTTGACATTCAAGGACTAGGAGAAGGCACGATACTACAAAAAGCTAATTCATGGCTAGACGACTGGAACTTCAACGACATCTCCACACTAAACCTCGGGCAAAAAAACGCGCTGAGAACCATCCTGAAAAAAGGACTAACCCAAAACACCAGCCTCAAATCACTCACCGATAAAATCACTGCTTTGACCAACGACAAATATAAAGCAGAAAGAATCGCTAGAACAGAAGTCGTACGCGCCACCAGTCATGCTCTGCTAGAAGATTACAAGGAAGCAGGAATAGACAGATACAGGTGGGTTACAATAAGCGATATGAACAGATGCCCAGAATGCGCGGCCCTGCAAGGACGAGTGTTCGAAGTCAACAACCCCACTCAAATACCCCCTCTCCACCCCAGTTGTCGTTGTACACTCGCAGGAGTATTTTGATGTAAGTGTTATATACTAGTTCGTGTATAACCTATCCATGGCATTCAAAAAAGGAAATATAGCATGGAATAAAGGGCTAAAAGGTTTCAAACATTCTGGAAGTTTCAAATCAGGAAAAGAACACCACATGAAGCAACCCAAAAACAAACAAAAAACTTCAGAAGATATGAAACAACAATACCTCGATGGGAGGAGAGACCGTTTCAAAACAACAGAAGCAGCTCACGAAGCTGCCAAGCGACGAACCCGCGCGCGCGAAGCCAGAGGATACTTCAACAGGCGCATCGATAAACGTGGTTATTGGCTGATTTACCTGTCTGGCAGAGGCTGGATGAAAGAACATCATTACCTTTGGAAGAAGGCAGGCAGGAATATCCCACAAGGCTATGTCTTACATCACAAGAATGGGGATAGGTTGGATAATCGTTTGGAAAACTTTGAATTGATGACCAAGTCGGAACACTCTAAACATCACTATAACTTGCGCGAGATAAACCCAGAGAACGGAAGACTAGTGTAAATACTATTTAAAAACTACTTGTTTTAAATATCCTAGCCAACGCTTAATACTCTTGATGCCCCTCACCATCTGCCCTCATTGCAAAAAGAGAGTAGTCATCGGGAAATATTCTACAGACGTAACCCATGACTGCACCTCCTCCAGCCCAGCCCTCCAAAACGACAGCATCCCAAAAATGGGCGACTGGGAAGACTACACCGGCTCAGGCAACGTCTCAACCCCCTACCTCCAAGGAATCGAAAACAAAGTATGGGGAACCCGCGCGAGCGTTTTAGGGCATAAGGTTCACCAGCGGAACGTTCATGGGGACAGGACGTCCACTCACAGGCTCAGAAAACATCAGGAATTCATAGAGGTGAAAGAATAATGCCATTCGGTGAATACAAAGATTTCAAAGACTGTGTTTCTAAAAATCAAGACGCAGACAACCCGGAAGCATACTGCGCGGAAATCAAAAAGAAGATAGAAGGCGAAAGTTTCCACGTCCACTACACCATCCCCTTCATACGAGAATCTCTCGGAACCCCTGAAAAACCCATGAAAATTTCAGGAGTAGCCATCAACGAAGGAATCACCCGCAACGAAATCTACTACCCCAAAGAAGAACTACAACAAGCCGCTCGCTCTCTAATCGGCAAACCAATTCTAAAAGACCATAAGGAAGAAGTAGATGCCATCGTAGGAAGAATCTCCAACGCCTTTTTCAAAGACGGCACAGTCCAATTCGAAGGCAAAATCATGGACGAGAAAACCCAAGAGATGATAAACGATGGGCGGATTTCAAACGTCTCCATAGGCGCGAGCGTAGGAGACCTTACTAAAGAAAGCTTGGATGGGAAAGAATACGAAAGAGTGAAAGACCTTGAATTTTTAGAACTGTCTTTCGTAGCCATCCCAGGCGATCCTAATGCTGCAATAACTCAAGCGCTCAAAATAGCAGAAAAACTTAAACGAGGTGAAAAAATGCCTAAACGAGTAAAAATGCAAGAACCGGAAGCTCCTCCAGCACTCCCAGCAGAAGAACCAGAAGAACCAACAGAAGACGAATCTGCAAAACTCGTAGCTGAAATCGAAGCACTAGAAGCAAAGCTCGCTGAACTACGCGCTGCACTAGAAGCCGCCACTGCAACAGTAAGCGGTCTAGAAGATGCAGCAATCCAAGCAGAAACAGAACCATCAGCTGAAGCACCAGCAGCGGCAGACGAAGAAATCGTCCCACCGCCTCCAGTGCCAGTCGAAGAAGCTCCAATGGAAGCCCCGGTTGAAAGCCTGAAGAAAACACTCTACAGGCTTCAGAACCAAGTAAAACTGATAGAGGCCAGAACCAAGCCGAAAGGCAGAGGACTGGTCAGGCCGAACACCTCTCACAAAATAACTCGAGAAGGAAACCGCCTTAAGATGGTAGACAACAAAGGAACCTTCGTTGTCGAAAAAACCAGTAAAGGCACTTCTTTCTGGAGGGAGAGGGAGTGATTTGAATGGCAAGCACAAGTAGAGGATACCACGGTCTCGTCGACGACGACGGAATTTCCACGTTCACCGTAAAGGTACATGGAACTTACGTTAGTGGTGGAGACTGGGTTTCCGCAGGAAGTAACACAGCAGCAGCGACTCTATCGCTGTCAGGCGGAGAGCCTGTATTCAATACCGACATGGTCTGCGTAGACCTTGGCGGAAGTGGAACGACACGACCTCTTGGAATGGCGTTAAACAACGCAGCCAGTGGAAGTTCAGTAGCAATCCTCACGCGGGGAAAAGTTATATGCCCAGCTAACGGCACAATCACCGAAGGTGGAAACGTCGCAGCATCTTACGTCACAGCAGGCGAAGGATGTGTTGCAGACGCAGCCGCTGGAAGTCCATCATTCAACGCAAGCGACGTTATCGGCATAGGACTAACTGCTCAAACAAGCGGAACCAACAACTTCACGCTCGTAGAACTCAACATAGGATAGGTGAAAGAGATGACAAGAGAAATAAGACTGAAAGAACTCTTAACAACCGCTACTGGCACCGAAGGGAGCTTGCTCATAGAAAAGAAAATCTTTGACACGCTCTGGGATGCAGTAGAAAAAAGGCTTATCGGACGACAACTCGCCGCGATAGACATGCCTAGTTCGCAGATACCAGGCAGTTCCATAGACATCGACTTAGTGACAAAAGACTCGATGAGAGTCTACGAGATAGCAGAAGGCGCGAGCATTCCAATAGACGTAGAAGCTTACACCAGCTTCAACATGAAGCCAGTTAAGTACGGCGTCCGGATTCCCGTTACCAAAGAAATGATAGAAGACGGTAAATGGAACCTGATAGAACACAACATCAAGACCGCTGGAATCGAAATGGCTGAAAACCTAGACCTGCTCATCCTACAAAACGCGCTGGACAGCGCATCCAACACCGTGTCAGGTGGAGCAGCCGCAACCATCGCCAATCTAACGCGCATGATGCAGTACCTGGAAGATGCAGACTACACTCCCACAGACATTCTCGTCGGACCTGAAGTATTGAACGACCTCCGAAACATCGACACTCTAACAGAAGTCGACAAGAGCGGAGACAGTTCCATGCTGACCACTGGGTTCAGAGGAAACATCTATGGGATGAATGTCTGGAGGTTCTCAGCGAACGTAGCTCCATCTACGACATACAGCAAATACGCCTATGTCATAGACAGAAACCAAGCATTCTGCATAGCAGAAAAGAGGCCTGTCACCGTAGAAAACTACGACGACACAATCCACGACCTGAGTGGAGCAACCGTCACGCAAAGAATCAAAGTCAGATACCTGCGCGCTGATGCAATCGCCAAACTGACCACATCTTAAGCTCGTCTGGAGTGATTACTATGAAAGACGGACTTAAGACAGAACAGTTTGTGACAGATGACCTCAGTGGAACCACCACGGTAATCGAAGCAGCGGAAATCGGGTCTGGTGGGATACTGAACGTCAACATTTCAGGCGGTCAGTGTTCAGGCACAAAAGTCTCAACTGGATTCGGAACCATCACAACAGGTTCTCCGAGTGCAGGCGGGAAGTGCGTGCAAGCGAACGTGGCGACAGTAGGAGCAGGCTCAACCATCTGGGTAGTCTTTCCCACTGCGTTCGCAGC